CGGAAAATGCGAAGGACTCTCACGACAATGGACGATACGACGGAACGAAGTCTGCGAGAGTACCATGTTGTTCGTATATAGATGGTGTGTTCGAGAGACGTCACGAAAGTCAGGATGTTGCGGCGAAGTATTTGCGAGTAAATGGCCATCCGAATGCAACCAATAAAAACATCAGCAGAGCACTCAAAGCATTACAACAGAATAAAGTTTCTGTGACATATGATCGTACGTGGACATTTTTATGAATAATACATATTTAATATTTCTTATAAAGGTTAATTTCTTCTTTCTTTTTCTTCGGGTACTTCGGCAAAAGCACGTCAATCTTTTTGGGCGGAGGAACGTAATTCTTATTGGCGAATCTCGCGAAGGGATTTTCTTTGGGAGGGACCGGTTCGTATGTTATACCAAAATCGAACTCGGGATCCACGAGAGGGTCGACGTTGTATTTTATATTGTACCCGTCTTCGATGCTGTTGTATAGATCGATGTAATAATTCTCGTAAAAGTCTAGATATTGATCCGGGATGTTGTCTCTCAGAACCCTCATCACGCATCCTTCGTGTCCGTACTTTTTGAACGCGTTCTTCAATTTCACGCAGCCCGATTCTTCTCGGAGATGCTCGAGACCTCTCTGGCGAACTTTTCGAGTCGTCTGGCCGATGTACGACTTGCCGTTCTCGAATAGGATCCTGTAAATGACCCCTTTTTCTTCCGCGATTATTTTCATTCACTACGAATAATTTTTAAAATTTTTTTAAGTTATTCGTATCGACAAAACTAATTTATTATACACTCGTGCCTATAGTACATCAATGGTGTGCAAACGACCCCCGGTGTTCTATTGTGTGATCTACGGGGAAGCGAAATGCGTTCGGTGTAAAAAGCTTAATCACTTCAAAGATTATCCGGTATCGACTCTGTGTACTTGCGTTAAAGGTGGGTTTCGTTGCCCGGAGAGTCCAGTAACATTTGACTGGAATAACAACAAGGCGCTCGTAGACGACACGTGCTGCCATTGCGATCTCTACCAAACCTTCAGCGTCCCTGGAAGTGGTAGAGTCGCACACGATCTGTAAAATATTTGCGTATTGTATGTGTTTCTTCATACGGAGAAAACGAACTATCAAAGTGTTCGAGAAGATGACGTTCACGGAGTTTCACGAAAAATATCAGAATGTGTTCATGCCGACTGTATCGCTAGAGAGATTCTTGAGAACGAACCGATATAGACGGCTTCTCAATAGAAACATGATTCACCCTGGAAATTGCGTATACATCCCCAAATATTGAATGTAATAATCACACTATATTTTTCAGAATATCTACGAAAGGCATACCGTACTTGCATTCCAGTCCCTTGATGATCTTCGGTGTGATCTCAACGAGCTTACCCGAAATCCACATGGTATCGCAGTCCTTGTTATTCGGCCCACGGCACCTCAAACCCAGTTTATCTCCAGTGCCATAGAATGGGAACTTTGCTTCGAAAGCTGGATCCTCTGCGACGTCGTCATAGTAAATTTTCATGAACTCATTGGTGCCAGGGTAGTCAGAGTACTTTTCCTTCTTCGTAGCGACGAACACGACCACCGCAACGATTGCGACGGCGAGTACTGCCAAGATAATGTATGTCTTATTCATATGTATACTATCTAAATATAAAAAATATCATATCGTTAAATGCTGACGATCCTTGATCTCTTTTCCGGAATAGGTGGAATATCGCATGCACTTCGTGAATTTTCAAAACCCGTAGCGTTCGTCGACATATGTCCTCACTCGAGACGATTTTTGTCAGCGAAATATCCCGACGTTCCCGTGCACGAAGACGTGAAGAAATTAGATGCGACGCAGTTTTCTAGTATCGACATTTTGACCGCTGGCTTTCCATGCACCGGGTTCAGCAACGCCGGAAAGAAGGCAGGATTCGACAATGTTCCGTCGAGTTTGTTCTTCGAAGTCGTCAGGATAGCCAAAGAGTGCACTCCCAATATGATATTCCTGGAGAATTCTCACGTGCTCGCCAAACCGAAAAACATCTCTGTCATACAGAAATCTCTCGGCGAACTAGGATATGACGTTCAGTTTCACGTGTCTCGAGCCCGCGACGTCGGTGCGCTCCACGGAAGATTTCGGTGCTTCGTGCTCGCCGTGAAGAAGCTCGTCGAGATAGATTTTTCGAATCATGAGTATTTTTCGTGGGATGCCGAAGGTCCTCCGAAACAGATACCCACGAACGACAAGATTAATATTTTACGTTGCAAGCTTCTGGGAAATTCTGTGGTTCCTGAGCAAGTATACGCAGCTTTCGTTACATTGTACTCGAAATTTACAAATGTCGATACGACATACATCGCGCGACCAAGAAAACCACTAGACGTCGAGCTATTTGTTGACAAATCTCGGCCTAATCCCAAGTTGAAACAGAGTAATATTCTTAAGAAAAACGTGACGACTCCGTACTATTCCACGATGTTGCGCAACAGTCCTACGTGCGGGTGCAAAACGCTCACTATTCGTTGTGCGAAAATGCTGCCCTGTCAACTCCAGTTCGAAGAAGGAGGAAACGTTGATCATTACATGAATGCCGCGTGGGTATCGTGGTTCATGGGGTATTCGTCCGATTATCTCTCGTGAATTTATGAAAAAATAAAATTATATATTCTATTAAGAAAGACATGAGTAGCGAAGAACTTGCTCGCTCCGAAGGACCGCCCTTTGGATACAATGCCACTCTGCGCGACGTGTTTGCGGAGAAATACTCGCCGCTGGACATGGCCGAGCTGCGTCTCGCGCCCTCTTCTCAAGTCGGCGGAGACCCGAACGTGAAGAAATGCTTTTCAGAAGCAGAACTCGCCCAGAAGTGCCCCACGCTATTATTCGAACCGAAGCCTGCACCAAAGGTCCCGGACGTGTGCGTGAAATATCAGGACACATCGTTCGGCGATGGTTACACCAAGGAATATGGTGATGTTCAGCCCGGAGGTGGTTTCACTCCCTTGATCCCTGCTAACAAAATCGAGCCATACGATTTAGGTGCACCTCCCGCCGTGGGATCACTTCCTTTCAAAGACAATTCGGAGACTGTTTTGACTCAGGGCGACCTGAAGATAACTATGCTCCCTCGCGTCGCTCAGGCGGTATACAGCATCAAACTCGGCGACAGAGAAATACTCAACGTCCCCGAAGGAACGATGTTCAGCACCGTCGCATTGAACGTTCCTCAGGGGCAGTCAGATAAACTCACCAGAGTCGACGAGGCCGGATCTCGCGTTCCCACCAAGTCTACTTCCAAGGTGATCCAGGTCGCTGCAACCAAGAATGCCTCATACACCATGGTTCAAGCTTCGTACGCAATGCCTCCCGGAAGTATCGTCAACGGAAAACGCGTCGAGGCCAGGACTACTCTGAGTTCTTCGAACATTTCCAAGCGCATCTCGATTGCAGAAAACAAGGTCGTTCGGTACGTCACGGGTATTTCGATAGAGAATCCTTTCGTGTCAGCGCGCATGAATGTCCCGGTGTACAATCTCAAGCCGGAATTCAAGAAGATATTGGTGTATCGCAAGTCGACGAACGAATGGACCACTCCCGTAGAAGCGACTCTGAAACTCGACAAAGACGTCCTCGCGTACATCTTCACGACCACGGATCAGAAAGTCGCCATGGGTGTCAGGATCATCAGCCACCCGAAACCCAAGAACTTCGGTTCCACGTTCTTCAACTCCTTCGATACCAATATCGTGAGAGGCTCTAGCGCGATCGCCGTGTCCTCCACGTTGACCGTCGGCACCCGCGGAGGAAACGCGAACGGAGTGTTTGCACCCTCTGGAACCTATTCTACGACGCAGGACCTCATCTTCGGTTCTCTCGCGTACGTTCAGGGCATCCTGAACAAATTATTCGGAAAATCGTCGGGCACCACTCCCACGGTGTGCCCTCCGGCGGCCCCCAAGGGCACCAAGATCGTTCCGGGTAAGATCGTGAAGGTCATGACTCCCAACACGTTCACGGTGAATTACTTGAATAGTGGAAAGCAACCGACGACCACGGCCGTCACGAAGGCCAAACACGGATTCAAAGCCGGCGAAAGTGTTGATGTGGTCGTGGAAGCGGCCACGTGGGTCGTGAAGAATGTCATGAAACGCGCCATAGGGCCCGCCACGCCAACGGTAACGGTGAATGGCAAGGTGGTCGGCGTTCCCAACGCGAACCAGGTACGTGTCATGTACAAACAACCCGACGGCAAGGATACCACGAGAACCGTCCCCAAGACCATGCACGGCATGAAACTAAACGAAGTCGTCAAGGTGACTATCAGAGCCAAGGCTCCTTACACCGTCGTATCTATAGCCAAGATCGCTCCAGTTGTCTCCACGGTCGTGGTAAATGGCAAGGTGCTCGGCACCCCGAGCGCGAATCAAATTCGTATCATGTACAAACAACCCGATGGTAAGGACACCACGAGAACTGTTCCGAAGATTAATCACGGTATGAAAGTGAACGATGCCGTCAAGGTGACCCTTCAATCTAAGGCTCCTTACACCGTCGTATCGGTCACCAAGATCGCGTCCGTCCCCGCCGTCGCAAATGTGACCGTAGAAGGAACCGTCCTGAGAGTCATCAACAGATCTCAGGTGGAAATTCGTTTCACGAAGCCGAACAAAGAAGTGGTCACGAGATCGGTGGACAAGGATGATCACATGATGATCGTCGGGGAGAAAATCAACGTGGTCCTGAAGAAGGGAGGTCTGTATCCCTTGGTCTCCATCTCCAAGAAAACTGCACCCAAACCTGGGCCTGCAGGAATTCGCACGGTAGACGCTAGGATTATCAAGGTGATCAACGCAAATCAAGTGCAAATCCAATTCACCAATCCTCTTAAGAAAGTCACCACCGCCACGATCACCAAGAATGCCCACAACATGAAGGTCAACGAGATCATCAACGTCAACTTGAAGAACGTCGCCCCTTACACAATTGTTTCCATCGCCAAAAAGACCGCTCCCAAGCCAACGCCCAAGCCCGCACCTAAGCCAGCGCCTGCATCCGACAACAGAATGATTCCGGGCAAGGTGATTCAAGTCTTGAACAAGGACAGGGTGAAGATACAATACAAGGACCCTGCGAACAAACTCATCACCTACACCATCACCAAGAAGGCACACAACATGAAGGCCGGTGAGATGATCAACATTACCGTCAAGAAAATAGCTCCTTTCAAATTCGTGGCAATCTCCAAGAAGACCGCACCAAAGCCCGCTCCCAAGCCTGCTGCCACGCGCGTCGCCGCTGGAAAAGTTTTGAAGGTGATCAACGCTAACCAAGTGCAGATCAGATACACTGATCCCGCCAAGAAAGTCATCACTTCCACGGTCACCAAGAATGCCCACAACATGAAGGTCAACGAGATCATCAATGTCAACCTGAAGAACGCTGCTCCCTACGCGGCCGTTTCCATCGCCAAAAAGACCGCGCCCAAACCAGCACCAAAACCAGCGCCAGCAGCCGACAACAGAATGGTTCAGGGTAAAGTGACTCAGGTTGTGAACAAGGACAGGGTGAAGATACAATACAAGGATCCCGCCAACAAGCTTGTCACCTACACCATCACCAAGAAGGCACACAACATGAAGGCCGGTGAGATGATCAACATCACCGTCAAGAAAATAGCTCCTTATAAATTCGTGGCAATCTCCAAGAAGACCGCGCCCAAGCCAGTCCCTAAACCCGCGCCAAAGCCCGCTCCCAAGCCCGCTCCCAAGCCCGCTCCCAAGCCTGCACCCAAGCCTGCGCCCAAGCCTGCACCGAAACCAGCACCCAAGCCCGCTCCTAAACCTGCACCCAAGCCAGCCCCTAAGCCAGCCCCTAAGCCAGCCCCTAAACCTGCACCTAAACCTGCACCCAAGCCCGCCCCTAAACCCGCACCCGCACCCGCTCCAGGCACTCGTGTGATTCTCGCTCGTGTCACCAAGGTTGTTGATCCCAATACCGTGACGATAAAGTTCACGGATCCTGCCAAGAAATTGAGAGAGATGAATGTTGCCAAAGGTAATCACAATATGAAAATAAACGAACTGGTCAATCTCACCGTAAAAAACGTGCCGACGTATCCGGTAATGTCCATCGCTAAAAAATGATTAGTCGTCCAGTGATAATGATTCCATCAGCATCCGTTCCAAGTCATCTTCGTCCTCATTTCCACTTTCGAATACTTTTTTTGTAGTCATTCGAATTTCTTCCGCCATCTCTTCGAATATCATTGCCATTTTACGTTTGTATCTAGAAATCAAATCATCGCATTCGGAGATAGTATCATCGGACGAAAACACGTTTCCGTTTCGCTTACAATACACACATGTTTCCACGAGATCGTCACACGGTGGGTGATCGTGCGCTATACCTGGAACGTACATTGCTACGTGCAATGGATTCATCTTGCGCACTTTGGCAATATCGTCAATCACGAGAGCCGCCACTTCCGAACACGCTATCTCGGCAATCGCATCCATTTGACATAATGTCATTTTATAACGTAGATGTGTATACTTTATTCTTTTGTCGATACAAGTATGTTCGTATCGACAAAAGAAGATTAATACTATCATAGAATTGTATACATCAAAATGTTGGTGACCAGACGAGGCGTTCAAATCCCTCTGAGTAATCTCACGAACAACGAAAAGACTATGATAACGAGAGAACTCACAGTGAGCCCTATGAGTCTCAATGAAATATTTCCGAAAAAATTTAAAATTTTTCAAAAGGACGAAACACATGTATATCTTCCTCGATATTGGGCATACGAGAATCTCAAGAAAACCATTACGGAGGAATTCGGTACCATCATTCCCATGAATCCCAACGTCGAGTTCTCGGGAATACTCAG